CCAGCGCGTCTGCGAGCGCCATAGGTTATTCGTACCAGGTGCGTGCAGCGGTCAGGATGGCTTCAGCGGCTAGCTGGATGGCTGCGACCTGATCTGCTGTCAACTTGAGCCCAAACGCTGTCGCGCACACAATGGCCGCGCGGAGCACTGCGCGCAACGCTTGTGCCTGTTTGTCTGAACCGAAAAGTTTGTGCATGATCACCTTCTAGTTGATTGCTGCCCACATTGTTTGGCCAGTGGCGCCCAGGCTGCTTGACAGCACCGATGCTGGTAAATCTGTCTGTGAGCCGATGCTGGCTGAAAGTCGTGGTGACAGCGCAGATGCAGCTGTGCCAATACCGCTGCCCAAAACTGTTGGCGCTGTTGTCGCTGTTACGATCAGTAATGCAAGTGCATAACGCTGGCCGGCCACCAGTTGATAGGAAGAACTGAGCGACCGTGGATAAAGCGTGTTAGCTGCTGCAAACAGGGTGGTGTCGTTTGCTGTTGACGCAACCAGCGTCAAATCACCGTTAGTGGCAACTGAATAGATTCCAATGCGCGCCATTGTGGGCGTGGCAGCCGCAGGTGTTGCACCCGATTGCATTTGCACCTGTGTTGCGGTGAACGATGACGTAGCTGTGAAGAATGTGAAGCGCAGCGCACCAGTCAATGTGGACACGCTGGTTGAGTTCGCAACTAGGCGTGGCACAGATTCTGCGCCAGCAAGTGCCTGAGCACGAAAGTACATAAGCAACGCAGCTTCCTGCAGCGCTGTTTCAACGTTCCCAGCTGTGTAAAGGTTGCCACCGTCAGCAATGGTGACCTGTGATGCAAGCTGGCCCACCTGCGCAAACATCACAGGCGTGGCAGTCACAATCAGCGACGCAGTGCTGGGATAGACACCTGCGGCTGCAGCAGTCTGGATAGAAACATCAGTGCTGTCAGCAGTCCAGACCAGCTCGAGGTAGTCGCCGGCCACCAGCGTAAAGATGTAGTTCCATGCCGGTAGCGCGTGCCCATTGACGCCACCATGCTTGCCAGGAATACTGACCAAACCTGTTGAGCCGACAACATCGGCGCCATTCTTGCGCACCCAGATATAGGCATCCTGGTCTGACACGTTCGCGTTTTCAAACTGCCCTGACCACTGCACGTTGTAGGTGCCTGGTGCAGCGAACGTCAGCCGCGACGATGACACCATCGACACGTTGTTTGCACCATCGTTCGTGTTGAACGTCATCAGCTTTGCCACACCAGCAGTAACCAGCGTCTGATCTGTGTAGTCACTAAACGCGCCATAGTTACCGAGCGCGCCACCCGCGTTCGACAGGCTGCCACCGATACTGATGGTGGCTGCACCAGTCGTGATCGCAAGACTGGCGCTAGTGGTGCTCGAGCCGGCCCAGCCTGGTTCCATGATCTGCAACGAGCCGGCCAGCCAGGTGCGACTGTTGCCGCTGGTAGTCACCACGATGGAATAACGCCAGACACCCACACCCAGTGTGCTGGTTTGCGTGTCGGACAGTGCGACCAGCATCGTGCCGGTAGATGGTGTGGTAATCGTAAACGTGGTGGCAACAGCTGTCGCGTCGTCATAGATCGCGCTGGTAACGGTGACGCCAGACCAGTCTTGCAACGAGCCCTGATTAGTAATCGTGAACGTGCAGCTGAAATCGTCTGCCTTGACAGCGACCAGATCGAGCCCTGCAGGTGCCTGCGAAATCAAAGCCATCAGCGCCTGCCTTTGGGTGTCGTCACATGATCTTCGATCAGTGTGATGCGTGTGGCCAGTTCATCGTGGCGATGATGCAGCCGGCCCACTGACTCTTCTACGCGGTCGATTGCGTCACGCAACGAGCTGCCACCGTTCTTGCGATATTCGCTGCTGGTCTGCTTCGCGCACTGTGCTGCTGCACGCGCCTGCCAGGCGTTATACGCGGTGCCGATCACCACGGGCACCACTGCTGCGAGCACCACAGCGTCAGCGTCAGACAGCGCCAGCATTAGATCGTTCCGCACTGCCAGCCGGTCTGCTGCACAAACTGGCCTAGGTTGTCTGCGACGCGCCGCCGGATGTAATCCATTTGGGCGATACGAGCCCGACCAGGGCAGGTCTTGCCTCTGACGTTTGTCCAGGCTGGCCGGCCGATGCCCTGAAACGGGAACAGTGTGTGGTGGCCGATGCCGCTGGCGTTCCATGTGGCCGGCTGCGTGCATTGAATGCCATAGACCACTGCCAGACAGGTAAGCGTCGCGATCATCGACTCGAGCTGTTGCAGCGACCATGGCGTGGTGTCCACTGTGGCTGCACCCAAGTCTTGTGTTTCAAAGCTGATGGCACCCCACATGGTTGAGCCGTCGCGCCACCTGTTCGCGCTGTAGTTGCAGTCAGCGCGCCTAGTAAATGGCAGGTACTGCTCGACACCATCAAATGACACCTGCAGGTGCGACTCGCCGCTAACCAGCGGATTCGTATAGTAGGCCCACAGTGATCTGGCGCTGGTCTTGCCAGCGTTCGTGTGCAGAATGGCGCTGCGCGGCTTGATGATCGGCTGCGTGGTCGACTCAGGAATGGGCCGGTAGACGACTCGAGGGCCAACCAGAACGTCAGCAGCAGTGATGGTGTAGCCGCCAGTGATGGCTGACAGAACGTCATACCATGGTGTGCCGGCGCTGGTGCGTTGCTGCAGGCGTCGATGCGGCGTCATGCGTCACCAGCCGCCACATAGGTGCCGCTGATGCGCCACACATCGTTGTTTGCCCAGCCAGCAGATTTGGGCACAGTGTTCGTGATGTTCACATCTTTTGCGTAACCAGATAGGTGCGCAGTGTCAATCGCTTTGAGGGTGCAGACAGTGGTGCTCGTCATCACTGCAAGGCCGGAATAGTTGACAGCTCCTGCAGTGTCCACTAGGTAGGCGTGAAATGCGAGCAGTTCAGTGCCAGTCACTGGCAGCGTGAACGTCACAGGCGTTGTCACTGTCGCACCAGTGAGCGTCAGCTGCACTTTGAAAAACACTGTGCGACCCACACGCGAATATTCAGCCACCACAGTGCTAGTTCCCAGCGTGATGCCTGACCAGGTGGGTGTCCAGCTGGTGAGAGCACCATGGGCCGGCCCGATGGTCGACCATGCGGCACCACTGTAAATGGTCAGCGTGTTCGTGTCGATGAGATAGGCCATCATGCCTTCTGTCTTGACTGCTGACAGTGCGGTGTCACGCGCAGCCGCACTGGCAAATCGCATCACTGCCTGCAGTTCGCAGTAATCCTCTAAGTCTGCAGCAGCGAGCGTGGTGCCTGCAACGAAATCTTTATAGCCAGCGGCCATCAGTCAGCCTTCCCTGTCAGAACACTAGAACTGTAGTGCCGTCAAGTATGCCGTTAGTGGCACTGTCAAGTGTGAATGGGCCACGCTGATCACTCTTGCCCAGCGTCAATGTCACCTGATGACGACCTGGGAAGATGTCGTGTCGGATGCCATCCACGATGCCGTTCTGCACAATGGCCGTGCCCACTTTGTTAGGTGTCCAGGTGACACCCACCAGGTCTGCCAGCTCGACTGCAAGCAGCTGCGCAATCTCGCTGGTTGACAGCGCCTGTGTGTCTATCGCTGTGCCGATCTGCGACACACGCGCTTCACCTGTCGCATAGATGTTTGCAAGATAGGTGGCCATCTCCAATGCCTGTGCATCGCTGTTCTGCAGCAGCCCATCAAGCGTCAATGACACCACATCGTCAGTGCTCGCTGATGCAGTCTGATAGGCCTGTGCAGTGCCACCAGCTCGAGTGACCTGCACGCGGGTGTAGAACGTGTCTGAGCCGCTGGTCACAGCCACACTGGTAAATGGTGTGTTGGTGCCTGTGTCATCGAACTGGGCCACAGCCGGCGCGGTGAACAGTGATGCACGATCTTTGAAGGTGAGCACACCGTCACGACTGGCAAAGAATGCGCCAGCGTCGCTGCGTGCAACAGTCTGCGTGTAGGTCAGCACGTTCGTGCCGGCTGTCACGCTGTCACCTTGCAGCACACTGACACCTGTCGACAGGCTGCGAGCCCCACCAGACCACGACACTTCGCTGCGGTTGAGCACATCGGTAAGCCTGGGCCCAGCGGTCTGGCTAGCAGTTGCTGTCCAGGCTGCGAATTGTTTACGCGCCAGCGCCGCTAGCGCATCTTCACACTGCATGGTCGCAATCGAGCGGCCAGAACGATCATAGGTGAGCTGCCAGTCACTGATGCGACCATCAAAGATCACGACTGTGTCTGCATAGATGGTGACGCGTTTCCCTGGGCGCAGATTGTTAGCGTAAGGTGACCCAGAATAAAGCGGGTCGTAGTCGCGATCTTCATTGTTCAGCTGCACTGTCGCGGTTCCAGCCTGGAACGCTGCGAAGAGTTGACTGGTGCGGCCACGCTGAATCTGGATGCTGATCGCATCGCTAGCCACATCGGTGCCAGTGTCACCACCCAGCAGATAGCTAGTCGAATCCAGCAGACCGCGTGTGCTGTCATCAAGCGTGAACGTGCCGGCGCCAGTGGTGCTCGAGCCGAAATAGACCACGACACGGTAGGTGGGTGTGCTCACAGCGAGCCGTTCTGCGCTTCATACTGTCTGATTGCCTCAACCACCTGGCGTGGGTCAGCCGATAGCACGTTTACCACGATGCCACCAGCCGGCGCTGCACCACTTGCACTGTTCAATGTGCCGATGCGTGCCATGCTGCGAGTCTGCGCAGCAGTGTGAACCTTTGACCCGCGCGGCAGGTCGACCAGTTCTGGCCCTAGTTCGCCCACCAGCGCCACACCACCAGGGTGATAGTTCGTGCCGGCCGCATACTTGCGCGAACCACCCACCACTTTCACTTCTGTCACCACATCGCTAGGAATCTTCTTTAGGTTCCTGATGTACTCATCAATCATGCCCGACAGTTGCGGATAACGCGTCTGCTGGTCTTTCAGATACTCGATCTGCATGGCGATGGCAGCGCTTGAGCCTTCCACCGCGCCTTGCGAATCCGAATAGGCGGTGGCGCTGTCCATCACTGCTTGCGCAGCATCAATCTCTTTGAGTCGCAGATCGCGCAACGCCTGCGCTTTCTCATCAGCAGTCTTTGTGCTGTCAGCCATCACCGCCATCAGTTCGCCGTCAGACTTGATCAGATCGGCGTAGGTGTTGTCGAGGTTCAGCTGATTCTGTTCGGTGGTGAATAGCGTCTGGTTTCGCTGCAGGTAGGCGTCGGTCAGTGCCTTCTCAGTTTCCAGCAGGCCGGCTGCAGCGTTGTCTGCTGCCAGTACCTCTTCAGTGTGTCGAGCCTGCGCCGATGTGGCGTCACCTGCCGCTGCAGCATTGTTAGCCAGCGCAACAGTGATGTCATCGACAACCACTGTCGTGTTAGCGACTTCGTCACCACTTTTGCCATAAGCCTCTTGAGCGATTTCGAGCTGCTCAATGAGTTGAAACAATGCCTGCATTTGCAGCGAATACGACGCTGTTGCTTCAGCGTTTCGCCCATTGCTGCTGGCCATCTCATCGGTAAGCGTCTGATAGCGAGCCCGCAAAATGTCAATGGCGCTGCTACCACCTTGCAGCGTGTCGACTACCTGCTGCGTAGTCACACCATATTTTGCGGTCTTGCCGATCAGATCGCCGTACTGGTCTGCCAAATCCTGAGCTGCAGCTGCGTACTGGGCATCTGCCAGTTTCTCTTGAACGGTAACCAGTTTCTTAGCCTGCTCTTCTACAGCCTTCTCATGTCGGCCCAGTTCGCCCATAATCGCGGTGAGCGCAGCGAAACCAATACCGATGGCTGCGACAGGCCCAGCAGCCTTCAGAAACTGCGACAGGTTCACATCACCTTCAGCGGCGTATTCTGCGAACTGGCCTACAGCAGTGTTTAGTGGGCCGAAAGCGCCGGACAGCCCTGGCAGCTCTTGTGCGGCGTTGCCAACAAAGTTCGCCAGCACACCTTTGCTCTTGCCCATCTCATCGTTCGTGCGGCGCGCTGCCTGCTCGACAGAATCGAAACTGCCGGTGGCATCATCCATCTGACGCAGCGAATCAGCGAACCTGCCAGCGCCACCTTCGATCTCCTCAAACGACAAGCCGGCTGTGCGCAGCTTGCCTAGAAACTCATCAAGTTTGGCTGTGCCGATCTTCGCTGACAGTTCTGGGCCTAACGCTTCAGCGAGCGCTGCAGCAGCCTTATCGGCCGCTTTCATATCGGACACCATCTGCGCGGTTGACGCGTCGAGTGCGTCAGCGACCATGTCTGCTGCGCTGCCAGCATCATCGAAGCTGTCAGCGAGCTTGTCGGTAGCTCGAGCCAGATCGGCAGCCTGTTTCAGTGCCTTAGCAGTTGAGATGTCGATAACGACTTCGAGTTTTTCTGACATCAGCCCTTGCCCCAAATCTCAAACAGGATGCGTTGCAAAGTATCAGCAGCCACCTTCATATAGGTTTCTGTGATCTGTGCGCTAGCACGCGTCCAGGTGCCCTTGCCAGGCTGCGCTTTGCGGCCTCGATGCACTGTCTGCATCCTCAGCTTCACTTCGCCAGTTTTCTTGCTCTTGTATTTCTTGCGTACACGCTGATCACCAGCCGTGTAGCCCTTCGTCCCTGATTCAAGAATCGACATGCGACCAGCCTTGTTGCCCTGCGGGTAGATGCGAATCGAATCACCTTTGATTTCGTAGCGCGCATCAATAGGTGTGGCGATGCCTTGCGCTTTGAAGCCTGACATTTGCTGATCGGCAAGGCTGCGCCCAGCAGTCGCAGGTGTGGCCTTCACTGCCGCGTCTACATCGGCACGCGCCTGTGTTCCCACTGCTGTCTGGATGCGCAGCAGGCCTTCGCGCTCAAGCTTGCTGCCGAGCTGGGCTAGCTGGCGCTGAAAGTCAGCGAGACTGGCCACATTAGGCGATCAGTCGTGCAACCTGGCCGGTGGTGGGGAACTGCAAGCTGATGGTGGCAAGGTCACCGACAGCACCAGAAATGGGCGTGTAGTTCAGTGGCACGATCTGCAGAACGTAGCTGGGATTTGTGGCGCTACGCGCTGCGCTGGTGGAACGAATCTCGCAGTAGTACGGGCCCGACCCACCGAACGGCATTAGCGAACCGCCGATTCCAAACAGTGCGTCGATCTTGCCGGCTGCAAAATCTTGGTTAAAGTTGAGCTGCAAGGTTCCACTTTTGAGCCCGCTGATCTTTTGGCGCCAGCCACCGCTGCCAAAGTTCGTGAAGTCGAGTTCTTCAGCGCTCACCGACAGATCGACACTGGTGGTCATGGTGGACAGGTCTGTGCTGGTCAGAGTACCGGAAACGGTTTGGGTGCCAGGGTCGCCAGGCGCGGTGCCTGTCCAGCTGGTGCCGATGCCGATAAAACAGCTGGTCATCGTAAAGACTGCCATGGTGTGTGCTCCAGTGTTGAGAGGGTAAGCCGGGTACAGAACGCCAGCGCTGACCACAAAAGTAGCCGATGTGAAGCCGGTGATGGTGTAGCCCACACGAATGTGGGTTTCACCTGTCAGCGCGCCAGCGAGCGAACCTGAGCTGGCGCCAACAGCAGTGAGCGCGCTCGAGGTGATGCGAGTCGTGGGTGTGGTAAATCCTGCGTTGTCATCAGTCTGAATAGTGAACGTGATTGAGCCAGTGCCGGATACTGCGAGCAGGTGCCAGTTCGCATACAGCGCCTGGGTTGCAGTGGGCGCAGTGAATGCCACAGCGCTACCGTTGCCGCTTGCTGTGCGTGCCGCTGAAGGGTGCAGACGCAGACCGCGCACCAGCGGCCCAGTGGTCGACCAGCCCAACTGGAAGGTGGCAGGGTCACCGACAGCGCCAGCCAGCGGCGTGTAACTGGTGATAACGCCAGACCCGAAATAGACAATGTCGCCGGCTGCGCTGCCACCTGTGGGTGCAACGCTGATCGTTTGCGTGGCACCAAAACCGCTGACCGGATAGGCAGGTTCGATGCCGGTCGCAGCAGTGTCAGTGAAACCTGATGCGGTGATGGTGGCCATGGCCAGACCAGACTTGATGGTGCGCCAGCCACCGCTGGCAAACGTGGTGAAGTCTTGCGAATCGTCCTGGGCATCGACCGACAGCTGGTTAGCAAAACCGGTGATAGCGAAACCGTCAGCAAGAATCTCGCAGCTGGTCATCGAAAAAACTGCCATGGCCTATCTCCGTTCGAAGCCTTCAAACTCAAGGCGTGCAGCCAGGTATTCGCGCACCCCATCTTCTGGGATGAAACGCTGCGGCGCACCCACTGCCCTAATCCAGCACGATTCTATTACGCCACCTAGGGTCTTATCAGCCTCAACAGCATTGATGATCGACGCAGCAGTGCCAGTCGACAGCCACGCATCCATCGCCATTTGTGCGTCAATATCCCAGCCACCTGCGCGCACTTCGATTTCTAACTCGATGCCGGCCAGCGCGTTATCGCCCTGCACATTGCTGCTAAACGATTTGTGGTACTGCACATAGGTGGCTGTGTTCTGGCGTGGCCTGATCAGCACTGCTGGCAGCTCCGGTGAATCAGGAGGATAGCCATACACGTTTGCAGGTCTGCTTGAGCCGTTCAGTGCGTCACTGATCACAGTTTCAAGTGCCTGGCGAATCTCGCTCAGATCAAGAGCCATCAGGCAATCCCGAATGCGTGAGCCCGAACCAGCTTCGCCACCAGTGCCGACACGACAGGATTTTCTCGCACACGAATACCCGCGTAATCTGTGAAGCCCAACACGCCGTTGCGAATGTCGCGGTTATCAAGGATGTCTGCCGTCAGAATCTTTACAGCCTCAAAGTATCTCGCTGGCAGCTGCGGCCAGCCCCAGGTCGCGGTCACGCTGATGGTGGCCTGCCCATAGAAGCGCGACCAGTAGCCAGGCTGAATCAGTCTGATGGCTGTGTATGGGCTGCGCTCACCCCAGCTCTGTAGCCCGTTCACTGGCTCGAGCTGGTAGGCGCTGGCGTCAATCGTGTTGCCTGAGTCAGTGACCAGCGTGACAGTCGTGCAGTCGTCAATGTCAATGACTGTTGATCTGTCGCTGGTTGCGCGAAACAGTCTGGCTGATGCGGCACCAGCAAGGCTGAACTGGCGCCCACAGTGCTGGGCCAGTGATTCTTCTGCGCTGTCAATCGCAGCCTGAATGAGTGAATCATCGGTGGAAACCTCTACGCGTTTCCAGGCTTTGAACGCTGCAGTGCTGAGGTTTGACATCAGTCAGCCTTGCGTGGCCGGCCTGCTCGTCGCGCTGCTGTTTCGACAGGCTGGCTGTCTGCAGCGGTTTCGATGATGGCCGGCTGGTCGACATGGTGGCCGATAGCTGCCAGTGCTGCGTCAACCTGGGCGACGCGCAGCGGTAGGCCTCGAGCGATGTAGGCATCGCGTTCTGCGAGCAGTGCTGCGACTTCGCGTGCATCCATGGTCATGCTCCCAAATCGTATTCGCGCACGCTGAACGTGAAGCTGGGTGTGGTGCCACCGATGGTGAATACGACACGGTAAATGTTGGATTTGCAGCGAAACTGTTTGGCGACGTTCGTGGCTGCAGTGATCTGGGTAAACGCGTCGACAGGGTCTGCGCTTGCCCAGGTGCTGCCACCGTCAGGTGACCACTGCACGCTGATGTCGAGCGTGGGTGTGGTGCCTGAGACTGCAGTGACGTTCGCCAGCAGTGCGATGACAGGTGTCTGGCCGCATTGCAGCGATGCTGACTGGCCGGTGGCTGTGCGAGCAGCGCTGGTGATGACCGTTACTGGTGATTCGTACATAACCGCGCTTTCTGTTTGTGGTCTGGTACTGGTGCTGGCAGTGGCCAGCCAGATCGGTCTGGCTGGCCACTGTCAGGCTGTCAGGTCAGAAAGCTGGCGTGACCAATCCCGTGCCACTGATCTTTCCATGGGCGCTGGGATATCGACCGAACGTGTACGCAAAATACGAATACACCACGAACAACGCGCCGAGGCTGGCCGCTGCCGGCTGCTCTGCACGAATGAAAAGCGGCGCATTCGGATCTTCCCACAGGTGAGCTTCGCTCGCGGTCACACCGTAGATGCGATCCTCGTTGGTGCCTGCACCCAGGTTCGTGGCGATGCTGGCATCGAGGATGACCGGAACACCAGCGAGCGTGCCGGCGATCACGACACCATCAGCGGCAGTGTTGTAGGCGCTCGAACCGTTGTAGCTGCCACCAGTCTGGTTGCCGGCGCCAGTGACCTGCAGGAAGGGCCAGCTGGTGCCGACCTGCGATGCAAGCCAGTTCCAGCGACGCGGGTGCATCACAAAGTGGCTCACGCCCATGTAGACAGCCGACTGTACCTGGCTAATCAAGTTGAACAGCGACGGGTACAGCTCTGCAGCGGTGGGCGTCGCATCGGTGTAGGTCACGCTGACACCTGCGATGGCATCAAGACCGTTCGTGCCCTGGTTGATCAGCGTCGAGTCGATCACAGTGTGCACGCGTCGCACCAGGTCACCGATCACGATGGCCTCAGTGCCGGTGCCACGCGTGAGTGCCTGCAGCGAAATCGTCTGCTGGCCTGCAGCGGTCAACACTGCCGGCGACAAAAGCGTGTCGTCAATGTTGGTTTCCGACACAGCACTGTTTTCGGACGACTGCAACGTGGCCGAAGTGGCAGTGGTGATACGGCTGATGTTCACTGTCATGCCGGTGGCAGGCAGTTCCCACTTCGTGCAGATGTTGGCCAGCGGGCGCATCGCTGCGACAGCCGGCGCTGCCAGATCGGTCAGGTACTGCGGCACGACCAGACCAGCGAATGCCGAACTGCCGGCAGCGCGGGTTTCAAAACCGGGCCGCTCCACGCGCTCTTCAGCCATGTGGCGCTCGAGGCGCTCGCTGGCCCCAGAAACGTGGCCGGTGATGCGGCTGGCCACATCGTTGAGGAACGACACGCCATCGGCACCGTTGTGCTTGCCGTAGGTGCGCACTTCGCGGCGCACATGGCTGGTGGGCGTGTGAGCCTTCGCGGCCTCAAAGCGGCGAACCTCGATCTGCTCCAGCTCAGCGATGCGAGCCTGCAGCTGGTCGATGTCAGCATCAGCGGTGGTCACGCGATCCCTGCTGGTGGCGAAACGCTGCGCCTCAGCATCGTTCAAATCGCGCTGCTCAGCGGTGGGCTGCTCCAGAATGGCGTCAAGTTCAGCTTTCGCCGCGTGGCGCTCATCAATGCGGGCCTGCAGCTTTGCGCGCAGGGTGGTGAGAAAATCAGACATGGTGGTGTGCTCCAGTGTTGAGTAGGTGTGTGTGGGTTTGTCAGGTGCTATCGGGTGCCGGCTGGTGCCACCTGCTGGTAGCGGCGAGCTGGCGACGCGATATGCGGCGTGACGCGAACTGTGCTCAGGCTAAAGCTGCAGCCTGTGCCTGTGCCAGCCCCAGCGGCATCGCGCCAGCCGGCTGCTCAACAGGAACCAGTGACTGAGGGATAATCCAGCGCTTACAGATTCCTGCAGGGTCAATATCGCCGCTGACGATTTCGCACTGGCGCGCACCATCGTAAAAAGCACAGCTGCCACAGACCAGCCCAGGGAATGGGGAAGCAGCAACGTAGTGGGCGCCGTCAGCGTTGCTGGTCTGGTCGTACTGGCCGAACACTTCCACCAGCTGTTCATCAGCCATGTACTGGGCGATCTGGCGTGGCGTAAACAGTTCTAGTTCTGCGTCGCGTTGCTCGACCAGATCGTGGCTGCGCGCAGCCATCATGGCCGGCTGGTCGACTACGCCCACAATGGTGGCGCTGTTGGCAGGGTAAGTGACCACTGAAACGTCATACATTCTGGCCTCTGTGATGAGCCGCTGCGTGTAGTCGCTGTTCCATTCTTGACGCATCACCACGAACGCCCA